TCTTCTGGTGCCTCACCACCTTCTTCACCACCAAAGTCTAAACCACCGCCGCCGAAGCCACCGCCGCCTCCACCACCAGTTGGTCCACCACCTTCATCAGCACCTTCTTCACCACCCTCAGCACCAGACATTGCGGCATCCATATCACCATATATTGAATCAACTTTATCAAACGTACCAGTATGTTTAATAACCTGACCAGTATTCTCAAGTTCAGCTGCTGCTGCTTTTTCAATTCTTTGTTCAAGTAAATCTTGTTTGATTTCATCGTCACTCCAACCAAGTATCTCCCTATGTGCTCTAGTCATAGACATTGGTGCAAATCCATTACCAGCATCAGATACAGCATCTTTATATAATGTCATCTTCATCTGTAATTGCTCAATTTTAAGTATTTCAGCTTGTGTTGATGGGTTATTAAGTGTAAGTGTAAAATTATCTAAATCGTCTTCAAACCCTAAAAGATATAAATGTATAATTGCAATTTTATTTAATTCAGCCAACATTGCTTGTTGGATTCTATTTATTGTTCTAGAAAATCTAACATCTTGTAATGATAAATTTTTACCTTCACCTTGAGCTTCATCGTAATTTAAGAATTGTTTAGGAACCCTTAGTGCTGTAAATAATTTTCTTTGTAAATATTGAATATCCGCAATTTGGTCTAAGTTAGAAGCACCAGCTAATGTATCAATAGGGTTTGGTGCATTCTCATCTCTAACTGGAATAAAATAATCCTGGTCGTTTGATAATGTATTATATCTTAAATCTACTTGACCAGTTTGTGGGTCAACAATTGGTGTTCTTTTAAATCTATTAGCAATCTCATCAACGTATGCTGGCACATCTTCCTCATCAATATTACCAACAAATATTTTATATACTCTCCTTTCTGGTGCTCTAGTTACACGATAAACTAACATAGCATCTTCAGATAATTGTAATTGTTTCCAAATTCTTCTAGCCTTCTCAAGCATTGAAGTACCATAAGGTAACCTTCTATCATCACCAAGTAATCTAAAATGTGCAATTTGCCAAGAATTAAACTCAACATCCCTACCTCTCCAGAAGAATTTAACTTTACCAGTAGTTTCCTTAACATCTTCAACATTAATTCTATTTCTACCACTAATTAGAGTATCGATAATATCACCTTCACGTCTTTCAATCTCAAAGTTTGGTAATTGTCTACCACCAGTGATACCATATTTATCATCAATATTTAATAATACAAAGTTATCACCATATTTACAGGTATTTCTAGTCCACATAGGTAAAGAAACGTGAATATCTAATCTATTAAAAAATAAATCTTCTAAAACACCTTTAATTCTATTACTATCAGAATATACATTTAATATTTTACCTTTATCATTTGTTGTTGTTGCTTCTTCCATCATTACATCTAATGCAGCTGCAATTTCTGGGTAAAACTCCATACTTTCAAAATCAGTATACGAACCAATCCTAGTTGTTTCATAATGTATTGATTGTTGAAATAATTCACCATCAACTTTTCTCCAAACATTTCTTAAATATTTGTTTTGTTGATTTTGCAATTTAACAGAATCAAATTCATCTTTGGATTGTGTCTTTATTAATACATCATTATTGATTGAATACTTATTAGACTGTTGTTTAGGTTGTTGTTTAACACCATCTGGTCCAAGTATGACATTCAATCTTTGAAATATAGTTTTCTTTGCCATAATTAATTTATTTTATATAATTATAATGAAATAAGATTAAAATTAAATACTTATTGCACATAATCGCACTCTACATAAGCCAAATGTTCCATCATACCATTTACTACTAGTAAATTATATACATACCCAGTTATATTATCATAACCTTGTGAACCTTTTTTAGCATCACAGAATGGTTTTGGTATACCACCTTTAACACCAGATTTTTTATCTATTGATGTATCAGCACACCAAACATAAAGTTGAGTTGTATTTTTACCGATGTTCTTTCTAGTAAAACATTTTTTTTCTCCAGCCATATTATTTATTATTTTATTATTTCAACCCACTAAACAACCATAAAAATTCACCTTTTGGGTCTTGCATATTTTTAGTAATACTTGAGTTAAAGTTTGGTTTCCCAGTTGTTTGTTTATTTCTTTTATTTTTTGGTACAAAACCAGTACTATAAACTTCATCAGTTGTTTTATTTGAAGTTCCAACTTGCCAAGATGATAATATTGCTTTTGTTTGTTTCTCTAATTTCTTTAATTTTTTAAATGAAGATTCCAATATCCACAATGCCATACCTAATGAAATTAAACAATCATCATTGTAACCTTCCATATGGTCAGGTCTACCATTTTTATAGATAAAAGTTTTCATTTCATTGATTAGACGTTTAGATTTAATCTTTATAGTATTAGTTCTAACTGCAATTTCTAAATGAGATATTAGTTGCAACCTAACACCATTAATGTTAAACCCAGCAACCTTTTTACCATTTTCAGTTTTAACTGAATCATAGTGCAAGTTTGGGTATTTAATTTCCACTAGTTTTGATGTTGTGGTATTACCAACACCAACGTTATCAACTACTAAATATGCTGAATATTTGGTACCATACACATTAAGTATTTCAGCAAATGTATCTGGCGGAATTTTACCTTGAAATTCAACAACTTGTTCCATTTTTGTAAAATCAATAATTTGAAAACAAGAAAAATCGGCACCATCCCCACGAGCAACATCCGCTGCCAATATGTATTGGTGGTCTTCTTCTGGTTCATTCCAAATCCAAACTAAACCACTATTCCCATCATAATAAGTGTCATCGATAAATTTTGGTTTCTCAACATTTTGGATATCATGCATATTGATATATTCATCATCAATTACATTACCCCCAGAACCAAGGAATGATACATCTAACTCTTGAGAAATTCGCTTTTTATCGTTATTCATACCCTTACACATATCCCTATACCAAGTTGAAGTTGGTTTATAACCTTTTTTTACCATATCATCAAAAGATTCTAGTGTAAATTCAAATTCAGTTACGATTTCATCACCCTTTAACCATTGTAAATCTTTATTGTATCTAGGGTCTTGATACCACTTTAATTCAATTACATTATAATCATTATCACCTTTTTCAGATTGTTCATATGTTTTATAATATAATGGGTCATAACCATTCGGTGTTGAAATTAATATAGCACCACCCCCAGTACCTAAAGATGTAATTGCAGCAGAATATAATTCAGCACCATTTACAATAAAGGCCGCCTCATCAAAAATAAGTAATGTTGGGGTATATCCACGAAGTGCATCCGTTGATGTTGCCACAGCGATGATTTTACTACCATTCGGTAACTCAATCTCAATTTGTGAATCCTTAATGAATATTGTTTTTTTTTCTTTTTCTGGTGTACCATAATAATCTGGACCCCAAACCCATCTTGGTAATTGTGAACAATAATCCTTAATACCTTTAGCAAACTTTTTAGCCAAGTTTAACTTATTGGCAATAACAATTATTGTTTCTGGGTTTTTTGAATCAGCAAATGCACATTTAACTGCACTGTATGCTTGTGTAGTTGTTGATATACCAGCTTGTCTTGGTTTTGTCACTAAATTAAAACGGTGACGTTGATAACAATCAACAATATATTTTTGTCTAACAAATAAATTAAATGGAACAAACCCTTCTTGAGTTTTATCAAATGTCGATAAATAGCTTTCTATTGCGTACTTTGGGTCAATCACACATTTCGCATATTCATTTAATATTTCACTACTTGTTAACATAGTTTTTTATTAATAAATATATGAAAAGGTGCAAAAACAAAAAAGGTGACTTTCACCACCCATTTATAAATTAGAATAAATCTTCTATTTCGAACAAATCACCCCCCATGGATTCGTTATATTCATCTTCTTTTATTTCTCTTTTTATTTCTTTTAACAATTCACCAATCAGTTCCTTACCTCTTTTAGTTCCACCCATAATTTCTTTCATTGTGTGCGCATATTCTTTAGGTTCCAATTGAGATATATCTGAATATATATGGTGTTTTAAATTAAAATCTTCTGCTGGTATCATAGAACAAAATCTACCCCATATTGCTGGACCGATTCTCATGTCCCAAGGCTCAGCTTGTACAAAATCTGATTTATTAATAACATACTCAGCAATATTTTCTTTAGTTGGTAAACCATTTGCTGATAATATTTCCATACAACCCTTAACTAACTCATGTAATAATACTGGGAAAACCATTGCTTTTGCAGTTAATGTAGTTGGTTTCTTTTTTTCTTTTGAACCAAAGTCAACTTCACATTTACCAGCGTTTTGAGATGCATCTAATTCAGGTGTTACATAATACATGTAATCAGCCGCAGTCATCATTTTTTTATAATTATTAATTAACTTAGGGTTCATTTCAGTTAATTCTCTGTCGGCTAAATGGTACATATGATTTACTTTTTTAGCCGCACCTTGATTCATTGCATTTGCAAATCTCCTTTTATATACACTATCATTCGCATATTCCATTTCATTATGGTCATCGAATTCTGTAATTGTATCTGATGGTGGTGTCATATTAGTATTTTCGGAGTCAATATACGGTGTCAATTCAACATCGATAATCACATTATCTGGTATATCAAATTCTTCCTTAACCATTTTAACAGCCAATTCTTGTAGTGATTTTCTATGGTCACTTTCAAGTTCCATAGTACCCTTAACTAATGGCATCATTTCCATCATTAAGGACATTGTATCAATCTCATCAACATTAAATGCTTTCTTAACTTCATTAACAACGTCTTTAAAACGCTCAGAAACAACTTGTGTTGCAAAATTTCTCTCATTGCCAACTGGGAAACAAGGTGAATCTCCTAAAGATGTTTTATTATTCAATAAATCTTCCTCAAGTTTAGGATGCATTCTTTCTTTTAAATCTTCGGGGTAAATAAGACTTTCAGCTAGTAAATTTCTTCTTGACATACCCAATGCGTGTTGTATTGTACTTTTATAGTTACTCATTATTTTAAATCTTTAACTTTAATTGTTTTTATAACTTTTCTTTTTCTTTTAATTGATTCTTCAAGACTATTTAAATCATTTAAAAACTTTTGCTGCTCTTCATAATCATCAGCACCAACCTCAATATCTTGTCCAGTTGGAATATCACCAAAATCTTCACCACCAGGGTAATCATTTTCACTTAACTTTAAAAATGCACTCATTTCCCCATCTCTAATATCTTTATTTATTTTACCAACTTCTTTATTTAAGTTATCAACCGCTATTTTAGATTTTTCAATATCTTCAGGTTTTGGTAAATTAACTTTATTGTTATTATTTTGCATACTTGTAGTATTACTAGTATTTGTGTTAGCCGTTGCATTAGCCACAGCTTCAAGTATTGTACTTTTCTTAATTCTCATATCATTTAAGTTTTTTATCTTTGTTATATTCTAAAACTAAATCACGTTCATATAGTTTATCATTAACTTCATTAATATCCAAACCAAATGAAAACCAAAGTCTAGTTTCTGGGTATTCATCATAACCATCAATATCTTCCCAACCTAAAGCAACTATACCATCAACAGCATCCCAAACAGCAAATGTATCACTATCTTGAACTAAATTAAATTTAATATCAGTAGTTAATTTACCAACTTGTTTAACAAATTCAGAATTAGGTGCTTCTGGTCTACCAGATGCTGGAACAGCATCCCAATCCTCACCGTCAATACCTTCTGTTGTATTCGAGAAAAGGAACTCATAAATGTAGTTCCCTTCCCAGTCTTTACCAACTTTATTAATATAAATTAATTTCATTTATTTTACATTTTAGGTTTTGGACTTTTAGCTGGTTCAGCTTCCCAGATTCTTTTTCTTCTTGGTGATGGTTTAACTGGTGTTTCAGGTAAAACAACTGGTTCTTTAACTGGATTATCAGGAATAGTAATAGGTCCAAGTGTATTTGTATCTTCCATTTCTCTTAATTTTTGAATTGTAGAATTATTATTTGCAAATATACTACTATTTTTTGAATTATCAAAAGATTCACTCACTTTAATACATTTATCTTTACCATTTTCAGTTCCACCGTATCTGTAACCTTTCCAACAAGCCTTACCATCAGCACCTTTTATTTTATCTTCAGCAACCATTTTAGATACTGGAGTTCTAGACCACATTTTACATGACCAATATTTTGGTGTAGTTCTATCTTTTGCTTGAGAACATTTGTGTCTTGCTCTAAATGATTTTCTTCTTTTTGGGTCATCTCTT